ACCAACTTTCATCTGCCAAGGATTCTCATCATCATTGTTACTTCCATATACCCCACTATAAGTATATGAAGATATACCATCTATTGATTTTTTGGTTAAATCAATACCTTCTTGTCTTAATCTCAAAGCAGTATCTCTTACCCAAAGTGAAATAGCTAATGACATTGTTAAATCATCATTGTAACCCCTCATAGCTTCAGCTCTACCATTCATCCATATAAATGTAAATAATTCATCAATAGTTCTAACTGAACGTATTATGATTGATTTCTCTCTAACATACTCTTCTAACTTAGAAATAATTAAAGGTCTTGTTCTTGAAGTAGTTGAGAATCCAGCAACCATACTTTTATCTTGTGACCTGTATCTATTTGAGTGTTGATGTTCTATATCTACATACTTTAAATCCTTATTCATATAATAAAGGTTTCCATAGTTTCTATCAATCACTTGTTGAATAGTTGCCCAACCAATATTTGCGTTTTCAATAACCAACAATGCATTGTTATATTCAGTTGATAGAGATACTAAGAAATTACCAAAATCTTTGGTATCTAACTTACCTCTATATTCAGCTACTTGTTCCGATGCCTCAACATCTATAACATGAGCAGCAGAATAATCCGAAGAATCTCCTCGGGCAACATCCGCTACAACTATATAAGTTTTTGTATAATCAGGAAATTGCCATTTCCATAAGTTTCCATCAAAACCACCTTTTTCAAGTGGTTCTTGTACATAAGTCTCTTTATAAAATTGAAGTATTTGTGGGTCAATAACCGAATCACCAGAAGAAACAAAATCACAATCACACTCTTGTGCTGCTCCCTTTGGTCCTAATAAAACTTCTTGCTCATCTCTCCAATTTTGGTCTCTTTCTGGATGCACACTCCAATGTAATCTAATATTGTTAAATCCATTTGTACCATCTTCAGAACCTACCCAAGTTTTATGAAAGAAATTACCTACACCATTTGGAGTAGATAAAATAATTGCGTTACCACCCGTTGATAATGTAGATTGAGCCGATATCCATATATCTTCAATCTTATCAATAAATGCAGCTTCATCAAATACCAAAAGAGATAGTGCTTCAGAACGACCAGCATCACTAGCAGCTGAAGTTGCTTTAATCTGAGAACCATTTGAATATCTTAAAGATAGTTTGTTATCTTCAACTGTTGTTAGTTTTAACCAAGAAGGAAGATAATAATTCATTACCCTAACCTTAGTTACTAAGTTTTTTGCTACTTCTTGTTTTGTTGCAATTACTAAACAATTAAAGTCATCATTGAATAACATCTTCCATAATGAAAAACCAGCAGTTAAAGTTGATATACCAGTTTGTCTTGATTTAAGAATAACATTATATCTATGGTCTTTAAAATCTACCAATGTTTTTCTTGAAATGGATATAATTGAAAAGGAATCTTACCCCTTACTGGATGCTGTATCATACAATACTTTCGCATGAAGTAAATAGGGTCAGATGCACATCGTTTGTACTCCGATGCTATTATCTGCTTTAATGATTGTTTTTTATTAGCCAAACTAAATTTATTTTTTTCCTATTTTCCAATACATACCACCACTAATAAATGGTGCTAATTGTGAGGTATTAGAATTATTCTGAATACCTAAACCTAATTGAAATAAATTATTCTTTTTATTTTTTAAGATTAACCCAGCTCCAACATTACTAATAATATCATCTTTATTGAAACCTCCGTTTAATCCCCAATAGAATTCATTCTTTGGTAATTCTTTCACAATCGTTGTATTATATACAGTTGGAATCTTAAAGAACCAATCAATTTCTCTAGATTCAATTGAGTTTTGTGAAATGACATCAGTTAGAATACCAAATCCCAAATCTCCACTTGGTTTGTTACCCAATGAATCGGTAACTACCTCTGGAAAATCATATGTTAAATTTAATGTATCTTTAACTGTTATCTTTGAAAAGTAATCTTTAATAATAGCAAGTGAATCTACATCTACTGGTATTTCCACTTCTTTAATTACTTCTTTTGTAATGTACTTTGGTACATACTTTGTTACTTTAACTTCCTTTTCCACATATATGGTATCTGTTTTTTGTTCTAACAGTTCGTAATCTTTACCATCTACGCTTATTATTTCTTTTTCTTCTTCATCACCACCACAACTTCTAAATAATAACACTACACATAGTGCCATTATCAGTATAGTCTTTAAATCAAATTTCTTTAACCAATTCATAGTTCATAGGTTTTAATTTCATGTAGGCTGTATTTCTTTTTTCTATAACTTCAGTAAGTTCTTTTTTACCATTTTCGATATCTTTTTCAATCTGAGCTCTTAGTGTTTGTACATCTTCATTAGATGCCCACTTCTCAACTGAACCATCATCGTTGATGTATTCGTGAATATTGGAAACTTCGTGTAATGCTTGATTCCACTTTTCCATTGTATCAGTACCATAAGCAGCCATATTAGAATATATCTTATATTCTTCATATTCTTTCCACAACCCATCTAATTTAATTTGTTGTTCTTTTTTAGCTAAACAAACTCCACAAAATGTAGTTTTACTTATTAGCTTTTTATCTGCGTTTGAATAGTTATTGGTTTCACAATCATCTGATTTACATTTGGATTGTTCTTCTAAATACTTTCTAACTTTAGAAAGTTCGTTTGATAATTTAGATTGTTTTACCTTACCATATGATTTTTGTTCGTAAACAACACCATCTTCTTCCCAAATATCACCAATATTTCTTTTGGTAGTTTCTTTAATACCAGATAATGAAACTTGAGTATCTTTTTGATATTCTCCAGTTTGAATCATATTTACCAACTTCCTACGAGTTGGATGCATATATTTTTTATTGAATTTTTTCTCAGCCATATTTTGTAACTTATATATTCATATATATAAGTATTGGATTTTTTACTATTCGTAAAATAAACCGAGTATCTGATTGAGTGGTGCGAATGTTCCAGTCAATTTAAAAGTCTTACCACCATACACAAATACGATACCCTCATTAGGAACTATCTTATCCGTACCACCAATAGCGTTCAACCTTTGGAGTTCTAATTTAAGTTTATTAATTTTCTTAACATCACCTGATTTCTTAACATCTTTGATTGTTTTATCCAATCTCTTTTTCATATCCCTAACTGCTTTATCAGGATTAGCTGCCAATACTGAACTCATAAATGAAAGTATATCTGCTCCGATACCTAAGAAGATATCTTCGAATGGTCTAATATTATCTTTAGCCATCTTAGCGTGGTCATTCTTATCAATTCCCTTTGCCCATTCCATTGTTTTCACATCAGATAGATTTTTCTTATCTAATCTAAATGATTTATCATAGAATGCCCATCTCTTAACTAATCCCATTAGAGTTTTGTTATCTAACTTAGTTGGAGATTTCTTATTTACAAAATCCATCCAAAATGCTTGATGATAATCAGCGATTCCATCGTTATCTTTTAATTTGAATTTAGATTGTAATTTTGATATCTTAGAATTGTAAGAACCTTTTAGTTTTCTTAAATCTTTTGATTTAGGTAATTGATTAATTGGAGGACCAGAAATAGTATATGCAGATTGTACATCAGCATTTACTTGTTTAATCATTCCCGCAAGTGTTCTTGCAGCTTCTTGATTTTCTCCAATGGCAATACCATCAACGTTGTATTCCATAGTCCCATGAAATACGAGTAGTGCTTGGCCATAAGGTATTACATTAACAGAAGTTGGATAGATAACTTCTAAATTCATAAAACAAGCTCCTCCTTTGAAAATCTTATCTTTTTGTTTCTCACTCAACTTAGATATTGCCTTCGTTAAATCTTTCATTGCGAAGTTATACGCCTTTTCCAATTCTCCTCTACCAGCAAACTTCATCGCTACACCATTGATATCTAATGCACCCTCACCTTTGTTTTTCAAATGTCCTTTGTTTCTTGCCGCAACTAATCTTCCATCTCTCCAACTAACTGCTAATGCTTGACCATCTGTCTTTTCTCTAGCTAAATCTAAGTTTCCTTCTAATGCTTTATTTACAATATCTTTAAGTTGTCCAAAAGTTAAATTGATTTCTGTATCAAATGGATGATTCATATGTCCATATGCTCCACCTTCTAATAGTAAACCTTCACTTAACTTAGGAGTGTTATCATTACCACATTTATGACAAATGTATAAGTTATCACCTCCTTCTGATATTTTCCAATTCCAACCACATTTATCACATACAATTTTATTACCTACTATTTTTTCAGTTACAGGTTCGTAACCTTTTTTCTTAGTATTTTTATCTTTTGCTTGATGACCAGCTTTTTTGTTACCATCATCATCAAAATCAATTGTATCTGGTTCAGCCATTGAACCTCGTTTTGCGTATGATGAATATTTATGGTGGTCATTAAAATCTTTTTCAGCTTCAGATGATGGTTTACCACTTTTTACAGCTTTAAACTTATCTGTTACTTTAGTTGGTAATGATTCAAATTTATATTCTGGGTCTGATGTTTTGAAATCATCTTTTCTCATTATGGTTTTAGCGATTACTTTATTCGCTTGTTTCATAAATGGAATATTAAGATTTGTTCTATTATCTTTTGCTACAATCTGTCCATATAAATTAAGGAAGTTTACAAAATTCTTTTTTTTCTTTCCTAATCGTTTAAAGAATCCAATTAATTCAGCTTGTGATATTTCTTTTTTGTTTCGTGGGTCAGTTAACCTATCGAAGAAATGTTTATCAGTTAGAACTATATCTACTGGATTAAGTTGTTTATCAGCATACTTATCAATCTTCACCAAATCAGCCATTGGAATTTCATTAATAGTACCCTCTTTAACAATTCTAAAGTTTACCACCTTTCTACCATTTATAGTTGGCATCCCATGTTCATCTTTACCAATTGTTTTGAT